CATACTCTTTGTTCCACCTTAACCATATTCTAGCATTTGCGTCTGTTTTGATTATAGAAAAACCAGGCACTCTCATTGCTTGCACACCTGCTTCACCTGACTTAACTTGATAACTAGGTGCACCTATGGCAACTCTAATAACTTCTATTGCCATTGCAGGATAGATGTCTTCACCTATCTTCATTAATAGTGGCATTCTTCTTACAACACCATCTACCTCTGGTGCTGTATTTGAAACACCTACACCAGCAGCGTTATGAAACTTCTCGATAGGACCCAACATACCACCCCATTCAAATAAGAAAGGTAATGGGTCATTTACTTTTGCAACACCTCTCGGTACACCATTCTTATTGATTTGATTAGTACCTACCTGTGCTATTACTATGTGATATGGTAATACATCTGCTAAATCTTCATCATAACCCATTCTATCTGGTTCACTAAAAAGTATGGGTACCACTATGACTTGAGCACCGTCTAATCTTGCTTTGAGTATGATGTCTGCTAACACATGTCTCGGCCAAGGCCATTGACCATATTCTTCTATTGCCTTTTCATCTATGGTAATGATACCTATATCTTTTGAGATTTCTTTTGTTTCTGATTGTAATAATATATCAAATGATTTTAATCTTAGTATCTCTTTTATTTGTGGGTCTTTAACACCTATAAATGTCAATACAAATAAGGTAATAAAAGCAAATGTCCAGTGTGTTATATATTTCATAACCACTTACCTAGTAATTTGAGAAAATATGCCACAGGTATGACACATATGGCAGCGATTATACCTTGTTCTAATAACATTATAAAAAAGATATAAACACAAAAAATATAAAATGCTATAGTCTTCCAATGAAAGATAGCTGCTAATATTCCTAGACCTATAATTTTCAAATATTCTTTTATCATTAGTTTTGTGTTACCGTTGCCGAACAACTTGCACTCGAGCAGTTTTGTTCTAGATAATAGTTTTGATCTGTGCTACTATCCTGTGTTAGTGTGACAGATGAAGGATTACCATTTAGATGTATCTTTGCGTCATGGCTACCAGAACCATCTTGCGTCACATCTACGGTATGACTATCTGTCAGGTTGATATCTAAAAAGTGACTACCTGTGCCTTTCTGATCCACTTGCACATTGTTTGATCCATCTACATCTAGAAACAATATCTTATTGCCTGTCTCTTTTTGATCTATGGTAATCGAATTACTATTACCATTGATTGTCACTTTTGAGAAATGATCCCCATTATTATTTAGATGTAATTGTTCGAGGTCTAGGGTATTTGAGGCACCTGTTATATTTACTATTGCTCTCTGATCCGTATCTTGCCATATATCTACATCATTCGCATTACCATTTACATCAATACCTAGCACGTTATTATTGTTCTTTTGTGTAAGTGTTATCTCATTATTATCACCTTGTATAGAACCAGAGTTAGTTAAATCAGAACCTATGATTAAATTATTATCACCATCTTGCACTATATCTAAATCTATGCCATCGCCTGATTGAGTAAGATATATTGCATTACCACTTTGTGTTTTATTTGTTGCTGTTGTTACCTCTGTCTGTTGAGATGATGTTATACCTGCTTGAGGTGTTGATGATAATGATGTATATAAATCTGAAATAAAACTATCAAAGTGTGTACCATCAAAAGCTGTTTCAAATTGGTTTATGTCAAAGGTTACATAAACTGCACCCGTATAACCACTAGGTAGTTCGTCACCTGTCCATCGCATCCAAACAATATCACCAGATGTATTCTTAGCCACCCATGTGCCATCACCTGAAGAAATCTTAACACCATAAGGATAGATACCAAAACTAGTATAATTGCTATCTGTTATAGATGTATTTGTTTGTGATATGGTATTAGAGTTATTAGGACTAGTACAAGGTCTAGAGCAACCACTTGTATTACCACCTAGTGTAAGTGATCCACCAAACTTACTTGTTATCAAACTTCTAATATTATTATTTCTATTACTAAAACCACTATTCTCACCTGTGATAATTAATATACCACCATTCTGTACAAACGATTGATAATTTGTTCTACATGTACTACCACAATTGCTATTATATTTTAAATCCACAACAACATCATAACTTGTATGTAAATTACTAGCAACAGAACCACTTGTTGAAAGTGTAACCGTGTAGCCATCTGCCTCTAGTTGATCTTTAACATTCGTGTGAGCGTCCTGATAACTACTATGATATATTAATGCTGTATCAGCACGTGCTGCCTCTATCACACAAAATAAAACCACGAAAGATAGAAACACTATCCACACGGTTGCAATAAATTTACTGGTTTTGATATATGAAGATAACATTGTCTCCGTCTCCTAAATCGTAATCTATAATTTCTGTATCACCTTGGGTTACGTTAATTGTATAACCATCTTCTTGATTTAATCTTAATACTATATTATTACCTGCTTCGTCTGTTCTCATCCATACCCATTGTGGTTCTTCATCTAATAGTATAACACCAAATTCATCTTGTCCTGTTTTTCTATCTTTCTTTTTATCAAACTCACTTTGCATTTGAATGGCAAGTTGTTTGTTTAATTCTGCTAAGATGTCTTTTAAAAAGTTTTGTTCTAAGAAATCTAAATCTAAAACACCAGCAAACTCATCTTCTTCTATCTCTAGTAGATCAACCTCTAGATCATCAAACTTTAAGAAGTCTATATCTAAGGCATTTGCAACCACTTTTAATCTTTTCTCTTTTGCTTCTTGTTCTTCTATCTCTTTTGGTTTACTAACAACCAATAAGTTGTTAATCATGTTTTCGTCTAAACCAAGTATGACAGGTTTCAAAGGTCTTGATTCAGGTGTGCTAACAGTTGTTGCTTGAAATGCTTGATTCATGATTACAAATCCTGCGTCTGTCTCTACTGATATCTCACCCACATAACACATGCCATCACTATCACAACTAGGTAATAAAATAATTGTTGATGATCCTATCTCATCAACAGTCATAGCAAAGTCTGTACCTCTGACCGCTATTGTAGCAGTAGGTGTGCTAATCTTTACATTCTGTGCTGAGTTTTTTGCTATCTGACCACTTGCATATCTAACTGTACCAAGTGTTGCTTTTAGTGATAGTGATCCTGTGTTTGTGTTAGGGTCATAGATAAACTCATCAATTAAAAGTTTACTATGCTCTGTGACATCAACTCTGGTTTGGTCGATAAATTGTATACCGACCTTACCATTTCCTGTTTTTACTGTATCATACGAAAATATATCTAGGTCTTTTTGAACCTCAATACCCTTGTCGCCATCTTGTCTATCTACAACAGCATTACCTTTGTGTAGAGTTACCTCACCGATTGTAGCAAAACTATTTTTTGCTAAAGTCGTAAGGGTTAAGAGTATGAACCCAATTGTAAATAGATATGTTCGCATATAAAATAATACCAAAGAATAAAATTATGTTTAAAGTTCCTGTGTCCATGTTAGTCTGTTTGGCTGATATCAATATCAGCATTGTCTCCACTTGTAGTTAAAGTTATCATGTTATCGTTTGTACCTGATTGTGTAATATCAACATCTGCGATACCACCTGTGTGTGAGTGTATTAGTGTATGACCATTTACATCACCATTGCCGTCTATATCAAGTAGGTAGTTGTTTGTATCACCATTAATTGTTATTGTTAAGATAGCACTATTACCATCGACTGTTGCTGCCACCACGTTAGAGTCTGATCCTGATTGACCTACTATATCTACGTCTGCACTTGTAGCTGATGATGTCTGTCCTATATCTAAATCTATATCGTTTGAGTTACCAGTAAAGTTAATTACAGCATTCGCACTACCACATGATGAGTTACCACCTGTACTATCACAATTTAAATCTACATCATTTGAGTTACCAACTAGATTAATAACACCTGTGTATGTTGCACCATTGATCTGATATTTAATTACGTTAGAATTACCAATCTGATCTATGTTTAATATAGTCGTAGCACCTGTTGACGCCGACGCTGTTGTTGAGTTACCAACCGTGTTATTAGAACCATCTTGTGTGATATCTAAGTCAAGTGAAGCACCTGATTGTGTCACATAGATATCATTAGCATATGACCAAGAAGTCATCAACATTAACATGACGATACTAATTAGTTTGTACATTGTTGTGTATTCCTATTTCTTCCTTTTTAAATTTCCAGTATTTCTTTTGTTCACCTGCGTGAATAATCTCTAAAACAGCAAACTCTATCGCTGTTCTAATTGCATATGTCACAGGTTCATTTACTGAGACACCGCTTTCTAATTCTATTGCCTTTGTGTTCATATCTACAAAGGTAAATACATCGCCACCTTTTGAGTGACTAGCGATAGTCTTAGTGACCTGTGTGGTTAATAATATCTCGCCTGTTTGTACAGAAACAAGTCTCATTGCTATTGTTACCTGATCTACTCTATATTGTTCACTAACACCAATACCCAAATATCTAGCGCCTTGACCACCTGTCTGTATATTACTATCAAATCCTACTATCCCACCTTCGATAATAAGACCAGCAAACAATAAAGGTTTTAATACATTACCTACGTTTTGTTCGCCATCGTATAAATCTCTTGTTGATCTAATCAATTGTCTTTCTTTGACTAGATTATCTAATCCTTCTCTCTCTACAACTTGAAACCAATCGCCACCCGATACTTTCTTCAATGCGTCTATTACAAATATACTTGCACCTTGTGTAACCGCTGTAGATAACTGAGAAAACTTTGTGCTAGGTTTTCTCTGACCTGTCTGGTCTGTAAATCTATAAACTGCTACCGTTATGATAGGTTGATTATCTAGGTCTGGTAAATTAACAAGTCTATCGCTTGTTGTTGTACCCTCAATGTACGGTGCCTTGCCTTTGTAAACTTCTATCTGTTTATTAGCGGCACATCCAGACACAATTATCCCTAATAATATAATTAATAATGTTTTCATACTAATCCTAAAATTTAAAGTCACCTAGTGGTACGGTCATTGTAGTAGTTGTACCATCCACGTCAGTAATTGTTAATGTAATAATTTCTGTGCTTGTATCTTTCACCCAATAGATTTGAGCACCCTCTACTGTTGCTGTACCACTTGTAGGACATGTAGTTGTGCTACTATCACATGTAGTACCAAACATATTGTCAACCAGTTGTTTAGATAGGTTGGCATAAATTCTACTCTCAACATTCGTAATAAACTTGTTGATAGTCTTGTTTTTCTCTGCTCTATCAGCAGCTGCTTTAGCAGACTTTAGGTCATCAAATACCTTTTGTTCTCTCTGCACCTCTAACTGATTTATAGATAAGACGTGCTGAGAATATCCATTGCCGCTAAACGCAGGATTCTTAAAATCGTGTACCAATTCGGATGCTAGTAAAATATTGTCAAGGGTTAATATAAGGTAAGTCACTACTAACATCACCACTTTTGATGATGTTTTCATACTACTATTTATAATTAGTCTTGCTTGTTTTTATTCTTTTCTTGTTCTTGGAGGGTAATAATTGTGTTCAGTTTAGTTCGTAACCTGATTATGTCGTTGTCTAATCTTCTTATTTTATCTATCAGACTAATTAACGCACTAGAAGCTTCGCCTAACTTCTTTGTGACTTCTTGTGTTATGAAGGTATAGATGAACCAGATAAACCATCCCATAGCAATTGCTGACATGGTTGCAAAACCATACTCATTTAATATCTCTAATAGTTCCATTAGTCTTTCCGAGCGTCATCTTTGCCATCTGCTCTGGCAATTCTTTCTTCATCTGGTTTTAATTTTAAGGCATGAGATACTAATATGTCTAGTTTTATCATGTCATTATTCATGGTCTGTATTCTGTTCTCTAGTCCCATGATTATGCCATGTAAACTTTTAACAGAACCTACGACACCACCTAGTATATATTTTAAAATAATATAGATGAAAGTGCCCATAGCAGCTGCTGCCGCTACAGGTAATCCAAATTTTTGTAGTATTTCTAAAAATATGTCCATGGTTGAGTAGGGGGCAAAGCGCCCCCTTATATTATATTAAATTATTTTTTAGTGTAGATTGAGTATAGTACCCAAACAGCAACTAAACCAACTAAACCTTGAGCAGAAAATCCTGCAATAATTGATTGTACATTGCCTATTACGCTAATGTCTGGCCAAAAAGGTACGTTCTGTCCGCTAAATAAAACTTCTAAAACGATACCTAATGCGATAAGCGATACACCTACATCTGCTAATGCACTAGACCAGTCTTTTATTTTATTAATAATTTCCATATAATCTCCTTTATATGATTTGATATCTCAAAACTTCATTCATAATGTCGTATGTTTATTTATAATATAAAAGGGCAGGGTTTAGAAACCCTACCCTATAAAGAAACAGGTGGAGAGATTACTCTTCCTCTGCTAATTTACTGAAGTAAGATAGTGTTTCATCACCATCTTCATCAATATCAGCAGACATGGAAGTATTATCAACTGTTTCTGTTTTCACTGGTGCCACGTTTGTCACAGGTGGGATCGCAACATCTTCGGCTGTGCCAGTGTTTCTTGAACCTGTTAAAACTTTATCTAATTTCGCTTTTAACTCATCATAAGATTTAAAGTTTTCTGGTGCAAGAAATGGTTTTAGGGCATATTGTTTTTCCCAAATTTGTTCGATAGCGTCATCATTATCTTTTATAGCAGATGGACTATCAAATTCTGATTTGTCATAATTCCAATAACCGTCAACTTTTCTGATTTTTAATTTGAAGTTTGCACCTTCCCAGAAATCAAATGGGTTAATAGGTTTCTCATCTTCAAATTCAGGTTTCATTGCTTCAGTAATCTTATCAAAGATTTTCTTACCAAACTTAAACAACTTAACTTGACCTTCGTTCTCAGGATGTTTTGCGTCATTTACAATAAGAACATTTGCAACATAAGATAATTTTCTTTTTCTCTTTCTTGCAATTTCTTTATCTGCTTCAACACCAGAGTTCCAAAGTAAACTGTTTGATTCACTTACTGGATCTTTTTTATTAAGAGTAGTTAAACTATTTTCAATGTACCAACCACCAGGTCCTTGAAAGGCATGAGACCATAGTCTTGCCCAAGGTAAATCTTCACCTTTTACAGCAGGTAAAAATCTAAAGACAGCATAACCATTGCCTGATTTATCTAATTCAGGTTTCCAGAATCTGTCGTCTGAGTATGATTGTTTTTGTTTTTGAGGTTCAGCAACTTTGTTTAGTTCGCTGACTAGATTATCTAGATTTGACTTTGACCTTTTTAAGGCCGCTATACTTGTATTCATATGTATGTTTCCTTGTATGTTATTGTATATTGTTGTATCCGTATATTTCGTATAGTATTATTTATAAGACTAATTCTTAGCAAATAAAGATTTTAGTTTAGACCACATCTCAGCATTCTTAACTTTCTGATCTGCCCAAACCTTAGTTTGATACTCAACGATTTTTACTTTTTCATTATTAATGTGATTTGTAATCTTATTAACCGTCTCATTAACAATGTTATTCTCAGTAGTGTTTCCCACAGTAGCGGTAAAGCATAACACTAAAAATGCTATCATTATATTTTTCATAGTTCTATTATATCACTTTGAGAGTATATTGTCAAGCGTCACACTGGCATAATTTTTTGGTAAGTTCGGCAATCTCTCTATCTTTTTCTTCTATCAATCTGGTTAAATCTGCTGGTCCCCTATCATCATCTTTGGCAACAACAGGTGGATTTTCTACCTCATATCTTGTTATTATATCCGATAGTCTCTGTGCTGGCCAATTTACTGCGACCATTTCATTTCTTAGTTTCTTTATTTCTTCTAGTAAGTTCATTAATATTTCCTGATTATGTGCTTTCTTAATGCTCTTGTCAGTTCCTCTATCTTATCTATGACCGATATTAGACTAGGATCGGTAATATATTTACCTTGTTCTTTTAACTTATCGTATTCTTTTAATGGTATGGTAACCATACTTTGTTCATTCTCGTATGTGCTATCCACATCTCTATCGTCAACACTACTCATCTATTTTCTCCCATTCTTTTTCATCATCTTTTTTACTTACTTTAATTTCGCTAGTATCACCTGTTGCTAATGCTTTGAAAAATTGTGATATAACTGTGCTTGTAGGATCCCATGCTCTTATTGATGATCCATCTTTGTAAGCAGAACATCCTGTTAGTAATAAAAGTATTATTAATATTCTCATCTGCCTCTTGCTTCTCTAGCTGCTTTCGCTGCTAATCTTTTTTGTTCTAACACCATCGCTTGTCTTATCTTTCTACCTACAGGTATCTCAATAGATGTCTCAATAAGTTTACCTTTCTTACTAGTGTATTCAACACCAATAACTTTGTCTTTGAAATCACCTTGAACAGACATGGTCGCTTTCTTTAAACTCATTGCTTCTTTTTCTTTTTCTTCTCCTGCTTCATTCCAGAATTTAAATATTCTCATCTTAGGCATTACATTTCCTTCACTTTCTTTTTTAATGTCATCTTGTATTTTGTTATATTATATTTTAGAAATGGTTTGTATCTTATCATTCTCTCATACATCTTAGGCCATATCACCTTCTCTTTTATGGATTTATTTAGTCTCTTTGAAAACTTTAGTATGTCATCTAATATAATAAGTGTTTCAAAGTTTATCTTCTTAGATAGGAAGTATTTAAGTATTGGTGGATGTTGACCTTGTTTAGAGGTAAAGATATTATCAAAACTTAATTTATCTGTAATCATGCTTAATATGTATTCAATATCTTGTTCATAATAATAATGAAGTGCTTCTATCCTTCTCGACCACGATTTGAAATTTTCGTCACCAGTTTTGCCAATGATATCCCCAACCCACAGATTAGTATTGGCAGTAAAATTACTGATAAAATAATTAACGATATCAGTATCGCTATAAGTTCTAGACAACTTGTGAAAAAAATATCTATC